CTTTACCACCATGGCGCTTCACTTTATCACAAATGATTTTACAAATGTCTTGAATTTCATCAAGAGTAAGTGAGTTTTCATCTTTGTAGTCAATATCCACAAAAAAGTTATATGTAGGACTTTTCTGTTCAACAACAAACAAGTTTTCACCAGACTTTACAGCTGTGATATACTTTTCGTGGAACTCATTCAATCTATCAAAAGGCACGGAAAGGACACCACCGTCCATGAGCACATGTGATAGATTGGTTGCATTATTAAATTTTTGTTGGTTACACCACTTCTTAAACATACCTTATTATTGCTCTTCTCCTCTAAACCATCTCATACAAGATACATCTGGATATTCTTGTGTCTGGGAAAGATCCTTCTTAAGGGTCAAAAGTTCATACACTGTCTTTTCTTCATTTTCCTTGACCCACCACTCAACTTCCTGATCACAGTATCCCCTGTTCTTTTTCAGGAGTTCGCCAATCTGCATTAAAATGTAAGCTTTGGACTTCATTCTATTTAATAGAGAATGTTTTTCTATTAAGAGAAGTCACACACGAATAAAACTCTGGATTTCTAAGAACATTATCAACTATAAGTTTCCAACGCTTACGTGAGTTAAACTCTTCAAGGGTATCAAAACTCATGTAATCGTTTTCATCAAATGTCTTTTTTATTGGTTGTTTATTGATTTTCTTAAGATTTGTTTTCTGTTTTTCTTCATAAAACTTCTTTACGAGAGCCTGTTGTTCAGATTTATTGTAATTTACAAAAAAGATAAAGACGTTGTATTCCAAGTCCACTGTAGGACTTTCTTTAACTGTAAATTTAAACTCTGTATATTCACCGTTTTTGAGGGCAACTGTACCACGAGTCTCTTCCTCAAGTTCCCTGAGAGCACACCTAATTGGATTGAAAATTTCCCTTCTTCTGCAACCCCCTGTTACAAAAATCCAATCCTTGAATCTCCGATCCCTCACTGTGAGAAATTTGGGTTTCTCATCAGCAAAGCTGACCGGTATCGCTATAGCTTTGTATTTTTTCATTGCGCATTCGCAAGTTATAATAAGCGGATATGTTTATTCCTCCTTCTTTTCTTCAGCACCCTTTTCGGATTCAGTGTCATCATCCTCCACGGATTGTGGTTGTGGTTCTGGACCACTGAGACGGTGTACGAGATGGGCTGAGAAGTTCTTGAGGCTTTCAACATCTTGCTTTGCCTTATTCATTTCCTTGAATAGGAAGATAACACCAGCGATCGCCACAATTGTAGCGATCATCATAAGAGTTTCGCGGTCCATTGGAATCATTATGGTTTAATTGCGTCCCTTCTTTTTAAGTAAGTGCGCCCATGTGTGTTCTGCCTGGAGGAGGGCATTCGTAGGGGCTCTGGGCAAATTGTACGGCTTCGTAATGCGTAGGTTCACAGGATCTTTGAGTTGGTGGTGTGGGTACACCAACATACTTTTCAAGCGTCCTGGATTTTGGATCGTACGTCAATACAAAAACGATGGCGAGGAGGAAGACTATGTTCCACATGTGTTTTACTAATTAGTTAGAATATAAAAGGCCACCCATACCGTTCTCAACACGAAGAATGTTGTAGTTCACGGCGTAGATGTCATCATCACAATCTCTGGTGTCATTCACAATGCGAGCAGAGTCAAGACGAGAGAAGTTGAGGGTACCTGTGGGTTGAAGCTTGCCAGTTTCCAAGCAGAATGGGTACAAGAAGAGAGTCTTGAGAGTCGCTGGCTTGCCTGCGTTGGTTGTGTGGAAGTAGAGTGGAACGTGGGAGAAGTTTGGATCCGCAAACTTGAAGTCCGCGACATCCGTACCGTTGATTTGAAGCTTGAGCTTGTTGTCATCGTTAAGGATTTCAAGGGCTGACGCCTTACCCGCGGCGAGGTACTTCACTGGGTGGTTGAAGTTAAGCTCTTGGATCTTGGTCGCAGAGGCGGTCGCCTTTTGGACTTGGGTGATGATCATGTTTTGTGGGTTGGCGGCGAAGAACTCACGCTCTTGGGTATCCAAGTACACATAGTTGGCATAGACATCCCACTTGTCAGTGGAAGCCGCGGAGCCCCAAGTAATGCGAAGTTCCACGTCGTGGTACTGGAGAGCAATGAGGGGAAGGGCGGTTTGGAGGTTTTCGCAGAAAGCGAAGCGGAGTGGGTAGAATCGGGAAGTATTGGCACCACCGAAGAGATCACCCGCAACAGACTTGGAAGAGTTGGTCGCAGAGAGCACTGGGGCGATGAGGGTAGAGTAGGTGGAGTCCTGGTCATCAATGACTTGACCACCGATGAGGAGTTCAACCTTGGCAATCTTGGTGCGCCAGTCGGCGGCGCTGTATCCCTGGGCGGCGGAGCCATCGTTGGGGACGAGGTACACATAGCTGAGGAGATCCCCCTTGCGTTCAAAGCGGATAGTGGACATACCATTGTCGGCAACATTCCCCTGGATCACTTGGCGTTCCACGGTTTGGGAGAAGTTCGTGTGGCGCTTGTAGGTAGAGCGGAAAAAGCTGATTTCGGGCTGACCGACGAGGTGCGCATCCTGAGCACCGACAGCAACAAGTTGGGCGATACCACCAGACATTTTATATTATAGTGAGAGTTTTTTTTAAGTCTTGGTAAAGTTCATTAAAGGTTGAGACCCATGTCACATAAATGTATCCACCTGGTTGTATATTCACATTTGATGATGTGTTTACAGACGAAGAATGTGACTATCTCATAGAAATGACAGATAAATACGCTATAAAAGATCGTGAGGTCTATGGACCAGCCGCAAACGTTATAGCGGACAGTGTCAATTCATTAGAACTTTCCGATACCAAGGTCCAAGACCTAACTTTTGAAAAGGTTCTAAAACTCTGTAAAATATTCAAAGAAGAGTATGATATTGAGATGCGTGGATTTTCGTCGCCCACCCTGCGTAAAATTAAAGGTGCGACGCGGTGGCACAAGGATGGGGTCATCGTGCCGAAACAGGTACACAATGGGATGTGCCCAGCATCAGAATTGAGAAATATGAGCATCATCATAGCTCTCAATGGTGATTATGAAGGTGGTGAATTATGCTTTCCCGAACAAGGGTGTACAATTAAATTAAAAAGGGGTCAAGCGGTGGCCTTCCCACCGTACTGGACACATCCACACTATACGAATGATTTGAAGAGTGACACTGTACGATACACAGTCAACTGCTGGACCCATGACTAACCACAATGGTACGTACACCCTACATAGGCTGCTTTGTGGACCGCATTGGCTTCATCTGTTGGTACACCAGAGACGTCCAGGTAGCGAATTCTGTACTCGGGTTCCGTGCGATCAGTGTCCACCCACTGGAGACGTCCGTAGCTGTCAAGGACATTATTGCCATCGTCATCCTTGAGGATCACCTGTACAGGGAGTTTCTCTGGTTCAAAGTCGCAGTCCATAGTTGTTTTGGCCACTGTACAGCTTCTAAGAATGTCGTCATCTTGTCTTTGGGCGTAGCCGGGGAGATGGGAGGTTGTGACATAGTCTCCAGAGACTAGGTTGCCATTGGTATTCGCGACCCAAAGAGCCCCTTCACCCAAGGAGTTCACAACGACCCTATTGTCACCACTTTCCTTTTCCTGTCTGATGACTGTGGCACCGGATTTCTGTGAACGTGTGGTCCCACTCTGTTCAAAGTGGTCCACAACACCAAAGACCGACCTGTCATTGGCCACATTGGACAGAGAGACCACAGGGAGGGCCTCCGATGACTTAATGGCACGAGTCCCAGTGGTTAGGGACCCATTGAGACTGACATACTTGTTCTTGTTGGCCGAAACGACAAGGCCCTGACCCATGGGTCCCTCGGGGAAACAGATGTGTTGACCCGTGAAGGAGAGGAGAACGCCGTCGGCTGTGATGGGTTGGGAGACGCTGAGGCCAGCCGGTGTAAATTTGTAGATGTAGGCGGAACCGGAGTCGGCCCCCCCGTCGTCATCCTGCCACGTCCCCGCGATGGCGTAGGTCCCGTCATCCGAAATGGAGACGG